CAGCAGCGCGTTCTTCGCGTTCTGCCTGTGCCTTCATGGTTTCCATTACCAATGAACGCTGATCAAGGTCTGCCATGATGCGGTCATAGGTCTGGTTTTCTTCTGCGGATAGATCGCGCTTTTCAGCTGCTGCTGAGTCAAGAAGAGCCTTTGCTTCTTCCCAAGCCTTTGCACGAGCTTCTGCTTGCTGACGAATGTAGTCAGACATAGTTACTCCTAAAGTGTTTGATTGGATTGGTCTTACAGTTTCTGCGTGGCTCCACGACAGTTGCGCAATGGCGGCTCCGCACAATGCTTATCTAATTATGGCACAAATAAAAACAGACCTACATCCTTCCCCTGATGCAGGTCTGTCTATGAGAAAGTTTAGAACGCTTTGAGCATTAAATCAAGTTGCTTGCGCTTGATGTCTAGTAACTCAGTTGAGCTTGGTTGATCTGCTCTTAGCTTAGAAACAACTTCACTAATCAAGTCTGCGTGATTTGGTTCTAGTGTTTCGCCAGCTTCTAATCTTGTGATGGCATCACTTAGAGCGTCTACGTCTACGGCAGTACGAGTTGCAAGAATGTCTAACGAACGAACGCTTGCAGTTGTTGCTTCATAGGCAGGGAATCCAGTAACAATAGAAACTTCATGTAGGCGTACTTGATGCAGTTCGCGTGTTGCTCCGTCTTGACTCCAAGAATCACCCTTTGGTGGAACGCTAAAGCCAAATGACATTGAAGAAACATCGCCACGCTTCATAAGAACCGATAGATCGCGCCCTGCGCTAGTGTCAGGCAGTTCAGCTTGTGCAAGTAATCCGCGTGAATCTTCAGATAGCTTTAAAGTTCCTGCGCGTGTAGAACCTAGAACTACATCTGTATTGTGATTCATGAACAACTTAATTTCGTTGCGGGATTTTAGAGAACGCTTAAATGCGCCTTCTTTAATTACTTCTGTAAATGGTAGCGGTTCTGACGGGCTATTAAATACAGCTGCGTATCCTGTGAAACTCATGCCATCGCTGGATGCTTCGCCATTACGAACGTCAAACTCAACGGTATTAACGCGGCGTTCTACTGTGGTTGTCATTTCTTGCCTTTCGTCTTTGTTTAAGTTTAACGCGATAGTGCGCCATTTCTCATTCTGCAAATCATTAGCATTACGTTCTTCAGCGCGTATGCGCTCAACTACCCGTTCTGCAAATTCTTGCGTTCTACGAGCTTGCGCTTTAGTCGCGCCAGAACCCCAGAGAAAGTGAGCAACAACGCCTGCGCTTGGATAGTTATCATTAGAAGGATTAGCATCAGGGGCTTCCAGATCAGGTAAATGCCTAGCAATCCAAGCAGCAATACGAATCCATTTATCATCCGAAACCTTGCCTTCTGCCATTAGTCGTGCTTCTCGAACTGTTTTATCTGTTAGTCCGTCACCAGCCAAACCATCTGCATAAAACTCTAGACCGCGCCTAGCAGCAGCACGCATAAAGTTAGGCGCATCTTGATTTACTACACGTTCTTCATCATCTGCTTGCCATGCGTTGCAGTAGAAACCGCCATCAACAAATTCATCCCACTTCTCGCACCATGCTTTATCGCCTGCTTCATTAACACGCGACTCATCATAAAAGAAACAGTTGCCACAAGCGCGACCTTCTGGCACGTCTTGAGCTAGTGCTGGTCTGTAATTGTCAGGCAATGCGCGTTCAATTTCAATTTCTATAAGTTCATCATCAACAGATTCATCTTGACCTTGATAGTCCATCTTGGTTAGTGGCGCGAAACCTTTAACCACAAACTCATTTGTTTCAGTTAAAGTTCCATTGTCATTTGTGTAAACCTGAATTGTTGCAATTGGTCTATCTTGCGTGGCTACTATGTCACCACCTAGCGGATTCTTTACTGCGCCAAATGTTGAGATAAAAGTTATCTCGCCATAGATAGTGTTTCCAGCATTATCCCAAAAGACATAATCGCCAACTTCAAGTTCATCATTAAGAGCGCGTTCACCGCCGGGTTCCATGTCCTCAGCTACTGATACTGCAACCATCTGATCTATTGCATCTTGCTTAGTTGCATGACAACCAATAACTTCACCATCTTCTTTGACGGTTGCCCAACCTGAACAGTCAGGTGATTTATCTGTTATGAAGTATGGCATCAGTATTGTGTCTGCCTTAACCAAGATACAAGATGAGAACCTGTTTCGCTTACTGCATACAAGGCTTCACCGGGATTCAACATAATTTCCAGACTATCTAATTTCTGTAAACCCAAGCCCGTAGTTATTGAAACATCACCGTTGCCAACATAAAGAACTTTAGTGTTGTCCATATTATGAATGTGCAAGCGTGAAGGGTTAGGACTTTGCCCGTCAATTTGAACTGGCGTTGCACCAACTAAAACGTGACCCGTTGAGATAGCCATAACTAAACCTCGTAAACAGACTCTGGATTTTCAGGGTCAATCTGAGCAATAGCTTGTAGCTGTGTAGAAGGAAGCCCTGTATGCGAGATAGCAGGCAAGCTCAAGGCAGATAGAACGCCAGCAGGGTCAAAGCCACTAAGGATAAGTTTCTGAGCCATAGTAACGCGCTTGTCTGTTTCAACGAGTGAAGCAGCACCAAGATCCACGTTAGCCAAAGGCACACGATAAACGTCACCACCAGTAACAGGTCGTAAGTCCTCGAAACGTCTAATGTCATTAACACTTAAGAATCCTGCTTGTGAACCAATGCTGTATCCGTTCATTCTAGTTGCGAAATCACCGCGGAGTAATCCGTCTACATTGAATCGAATAAATGCACCGTCTGGCAAAAGTGCGCTGTAAGCATCTTCAATCTTTGCAACGTATGGGCGTAACGTATGAGTTACAAAGTTAATGTTGTTCTGTTCAACTGAAGCGTAAGACATTGCGCCCGGTGTTGTAATTCCAATCATGTGTGGTGGAACTCTAAACATGCGAGCTACTTCTTCAATCGCTAACTTGCGACTATCTAGCATCTGAGCTTCATCAGGGTTTACGCCAGTTCTAACAAACTTTGCGCCACCTGTTAGCAGACCAGTCTTATGTGCTTTACGCCATCCGTTATGACGTGAGTTGAATCCGTCTACTAGCTGTTTGGCTTGATCACTATTTAAACCTTGTGGCGTTTCAATGATGCCTGATGTAGTTGCGCCTTGACCAAAGAAACGTGAAGCAAAAGATTGAAGGGCACTAGATAAACCTAAATTGTCTTTTAGTTCAGTAACACGCGACATACCGCGAAGTTCGCCAGCTTTACGCATTTCAGTAATCTGAATCATGTCACGCTTGGAAACTATGTTTTCATTTGAACCGTCAATAATGTATTCGATCTCACGAGTTACTTTATTTCGAGTTACTGTTACTCGTGTTGGGTCAATAACAACTAAGTTAATTACTTGACCTGAGTTATCGCGGAACACGCGAACAAATGCGTTGCCGTCTAGCAATAGTGAAATAAGAACTTGCTGATAATGCTCAGAACGTAATAGGTCTACATCTGGTCGCTGAACCCATGCAGGCTGTGGGCGATAAGGAACACGGTCACCGTCACGTCTAATAAAAGAATCAACTGGCAAGGTACTAATGGTGTCAGAGATTAAAAGAACGCAAGCATAGAAAGCGTTGATCTTTATTGCTTGATTCTGATCTATGTTTGTACCAGCTTCAGTTGTGAAAGCAAAAGAATCGCCAGCACCCCAGACAGATTGAAAGCTAATGGCGCGCTCTTCTTTGCCACTACCTGATAAATTTCCGAGCATTACTGACCCTTCTCAATCGCAATACCGATAAGCAAGCATGATGCTCCAGCAGCGACAATTCCTAATGGCAGGATAAACAAACCGAGTCCTATTGAGATTGTTGCTAGACCTACTACTTGCAGGATAGTTGGGATCAACGCAAACTCCTAGAAACTAAAGAACTGTGGTACAACGGGTTCTTCTCTTGAAACAGTTGCCCTATCAAATCCTATGATACTAGCAACTGCAGCATCTATCTTTCGTGGCGAGCCGCGATGTTCTTTTACAATTCTCGGTCCTAGCCGATCAGTCTTTACAACGGCATTTTGTAGATGTCTAAGCAATAGTGGATTACCGTCATGTGTCAGCTTGTTAGCTACAACGGCATCATAGAATTTGGCACACGCCGGCACCATTCGAGCTGGTGAAGTAGAAGGCCATTCGACAATTGGAAATCCAGCTTCATCTAATACTTGCATTGTGCGTTGCCAACGGAATGGGTCACAGGCAATTTCTCTTACATTGTGAGTTGAGCAAAATTCAATGATTGTGTTTTCTACTTCTAGAATGTCTACGCGCCAATCATCCGCATCTTCAGGTTGTTTTTCCCACGCCTTAACCATAAAAACATAAGGCTGTTCTTCACAAGTAACTCCAACAATTACGGAAGCATCACCGCTAAACGAACCGTCAAAGCCTAAGACAATTGGTACATCTGCTCCAATCTCACGTTTAAGTTCTAGCTGTTCCCATGCGCCATTTGGAAGCCATGCAGTCTGACTACTTACCCATTGGTTACAGCGTTTAGTTCTAAACTCAGCTTCTGGGGTTCTCTTGACCATAGCTGCAAAATCTTTAGGGTCATTCAAATCACCGTATGCAGGATTAGCCTGTTTCCAAGTTAGTTCTAAATGATGATCAGCTTCAGCTTCTGACTCCCACCAAGCCATGAAGAAACTAGGGTCATCTATTTCTTTTTGCGCTACGCGCTTGCCGTACTGATACAAGTTGTAAGCAATTGAATCTTGACCAGATGAATCTGCCTTTACGCCCGCAGTGGTTACAGCAATGAGCATTGGCTCACGTCTTGCACCCATACCAAGTTGCATAACGTCAAAGAGTTCGCGATTTGGGCTTGCGTGTAATTCATCAAAAATTACAAGCGTAGGGCTTAATCCTTCTTTTGAGTAGCTCTCACTTGATAGAACACGATACACAGAACCCGTAGCTGGAACTTCAATCGCATCTCTGTAAACGTTGCATAGTTCAGCCAGTTCTGGTTCAGCTTCAATCATTCTTTTGGCATCACTAAAAACAATTCGCGCTTGATCTTTATCAGCTGCACAAGAATAGACTTCACCGCCAGCCGGACCCATGATCAGTGACCATAAACCGATTCCAGAACCTAATGCGCTTTTACCGTTCTTACGAGCCATTCCAATTAGCGCGGTGCGATGTCTAAACTTGCCGTCAGTACCAACGGCAAACAAATGTCTAAACAACTCATGTTGCCAATCTCGTAGTTGCATCTTGTCACCGGCATAACCTGCAACTGTTTCTTTTGTCTGAATAGCAAACGTATCT